GGCATGCATCAACGCGCAATTGCGGTACAATGAATTGAACTTGGTGTAGACCCAGCTGTCGACGGTGTCGGAGAACACCGGCACCTCCGCGTAGTAGTTCAACTGGAACTGGGTGCCCTCGACCTCGTCGACCGGACCGCCGAAGAACAACGTCCCGCCCTCGATGGTGTAAAAGCCGTTGGTCGATCTCGAGCTCGCCCAATTCCCGCCGGTGTAAGGCAGCACTGGCAATTTGAAGAACAGGTCGCGCTGCCGATAGCGGATCGGCCGCCAGGTCGAGGGGGTCGTCGTGCTGGCGATCTGCAGGAAGTCCGACTCCAGCCAATCGTCGGGCAGCGGCGCGCACATCTGAGTGACGTTGTTGGTTGCCTGGCAGATCATCTGCCGAATGCGGAGCTCGGCGTTGAGCTTTTCATTTGCATTTGATATGAAAGACGCAACGAGATTGTCACTCCAGTCTTGACGATTCGAATAATCCTTAAGTTGCGCCACGAAGTCGGAATAATCAGACATGTCCGCTCGCCTCCAGTTGACAGGACGAGTCTTCGGCCGCCTGACGGTGAAGAACTTTTCTCACATACAAAAACAACATGCTCGATGGGCGTGCGTTTGCTCTTGCGGGAACGAAATTTCCTCCGTCGCCGGAACCGACCTTGTGGAAGGGAAGGTTTCTAGTTGCGGGTGTTTTCGCCGCGAAAACTTGACCAAAATAAAGACGCGCCATGGCCATTCGCCACGACAGCATCTTCTCTCCCCAACCTATCGTTCGTGGGCGACCATGAAGACCCGATGTTTCAACCAAAAAAGCAATCGGTGGAAGAGCTACGGAGGTCGGGGCATCACCGTTTGCGAACGGTGGCTCACCTTTATAAATTTCCTCGCCGATATGGGCGTACGCCCAACCGGAACCACTCTTGACCGCATCGACAACGATGGCAATTACGAGCCCGGCAACTGCCGCTGGGCAACACGCAAAGAACAGATGAATAACCGCGCTCATCGCTAGATCCGCCCCGTCGCGATCAGAACGATGAGGATGATCAGCAGCACGCCGATCAGGCCGATGCCGCCGTGATGAAGGCCGTAGCCATAGCCCCATGGCGCGTACGAACCGCCGAGGCCGCCGAGCAGGATCAGGGCGAGAACGATCAAGAGAACGAGGGCAAGAGGGGTCATGCGAAGCCGGGCCTCGTTCCATTGGTGTCGATGGTCAACGCCATATGCCGCGGCATGAGATCGGCTGGGCGAAGCCCGAGATGCACCCAGGTGTCGTATTCGTGGATCAACTGGTCGATCTCGAGCTCCCGCATATGCGGCTCGAGCGCCTTGCAGATGGCGCGCGGCGTGCCGAACCCCGGACACGAGAAGTCGACCGCGAGGCCGCTCATGTGGGCGCTGGACGCGCTACCGCCGACCGCCGCGTTGACCATCGGAGAGCGATAGCCGGAGCTGATCAGGATTGGCTTGTCGCCGAGGAGGGCGCGGACCTTTTCCATCGTCTCGGCGACGCGCTGGAGGTTCTGGCGCGTCTGGCTGTCGGCCGAGGGCACATTGTGCAAGCCTCGACGCGCCGCGGTCTGGCTGTCGGTGAACTCCGAAAGGGTGAAGTGGGGAGTCATTGGCCGCACTTCTCCAGCGCCAGCTTGAGAATGGCGTGGTTGTTGTCCTGCGCCGTCCGCACCGCATAGCCGATCATAAACAGCATCAGCACATTGAGGATCACGACGACCAGCAGCATCGGCTGACCCTTCAGCGCCCCGATGGTCTCCTTGCCGAGGTCACCGATGGTCATCCGCTAGACCCGCCCATGCCAAATCCTCCATGGGTCGGCCTCCGGCGAGTTCCACCATTTGTCGAAACGCGGGCCGTCATCGTAGATTTCGCGCCGGATCAGGTCTTCGACGATGATCAGCGGCAGACGGCCGAGAAGCTTGTTAACGCCGTTATTGGGCATCAGTTCGCGGTCGCGTGCGATGGAGTCGAGAATCGGACTAAGATCCTGGGAGGTCTTGATCGTAACCCGATCCTCTTCCCCGTCGACGATGGTTTCACGTGAAACGCCATCGCGAGCTATGTATCTGCGCTTGCGCTCACCCATGAGCGCCCCCTAAAAGCTTTTCTCGAAGACATGGGTGAAGCGCCACTGGGAATGTCGATTGATCGAATCGACAACAATGGAGATTACACACCGACCAATTGCAAATGGTCGACGCCCATTGAGCAGAGTCGAAACAAACGAAGACAAGGGCGCTTACCCAAAAATTGACATGCCTATTTCTGAATTCCGTTAAATAACACATGGGCTAGGGGATTCCGCATCTCGACGCCCCATTCCGCAACGATCATGCGAGTCTCAGCGTCGCCTGTTCTTGCCATCAGGTACTGACGAAAAGACCGGAAAAAAGCGACCGCGGCGTAATCGGGATCGATCAGGAGCCCGACATCGACTGGAATCCAACGACTGGGCACGCACTTCACTCTGCCAAAATCGGTCGCAATTACATCGACGGTGCTTACCACCTCCGTTTTACCCACCAAGACCTGAGTCGTGCTTCTGCCGGTAAAAGTCGACACGGTCCTTTTGGGCCCCGGCGGCACGACCCACAGCGAAGGGCTCGCGCCATTGGTGTAGGCCTTCTGCATCGCATCTCCCAACATGGCTTCGGTCAATGAGACCGGCGTGCCAGGGACAGGAAACGGATCGGTGGAGAGCACCGGAAGTCCAGTGACGACAGTGCCCGGCGCCACTGCGCCGGCGATGGCGCCGGTCTTGTCCTTGGCGCGCGCCAGCCAGTGGGAGAAGGCTTCGGTAGTGCGGGCCGTGGGCGTCGTGTCGTCGCCGGTATTGCGCGCTTGTCGGCCGCAGAGGATGACCTCCATGTCGCTTTTGAGGACTTTCGAGCTCATGGCCATCTGATGCGCCATTTCGCTCGACTTGCCGGCCGCGTCGCTCTCTTCCTGCGAACCCGAAACGGTGGCGTCTCTTTCAGAAATCTGAGTGACGTTATTTTGCCGGATGGTCGGCGTCGCAGGCTGGTTGGAGAGGACGAAGCCTTCGACCTGGGCGTTGTTCGGGTTCACCGTGGGCAGAAATTCGGTCTGCCAGTCGAACAGCCTATTCTTGACGTTGCGACGTCGAATAGCCGACATCACCGGCGTATCGAACGGATCGATATTGTAAATCGCGTTGGACAGATCTTCTCTGTTGCCTACCGCCTCATAAGTGGTGAAGGCATTGGTGACCTTGGGCATGTTGACTCCTCATAGCAATCGTCGAAACACATTCTCGGCATCCGAAAGTTTGCCGGTGCGCGCCAATTGGCGCTGTGCGTCGTCGAAGCCGCGGCGTCCATTCCCGCTAAGGGGGGTAGCGGCGCCGGGGGTCAACGTCTTGCCCTTGCCTGGGATGACGGCTCTGGGCTGGGCCGCCATCATTCGGTCGTACTTGCTCGCCTTCAACAACACCGTGAGCATTCGCGGGTCGTAGACCGTGGCGACTTCAGCCTCGCTAAACCCTGCAGCCATTGCGGTACGACGCATCGACTGGAGGTTGCGCTTCAGCGCGGGTTCGTCGGGAAGCGCCCTGGGGTGCATCGCGACAAATCTAGCGAATCCATCTACCGCGTATTTCTGCAAGCGTCTATCCGCCTCCTCGGCGTCGATGCGCTCGCGCTCGGCCCGCGCCTGCTGCGACGCGGCGAGCTTGCCATAAAGGATTCGATACACTTTCTGGTCAGCGTGGGCCGCGCGCGGATCGCGGGCGAAGGCCGCATCCCAATCCGGCTCCTTCGGAATCATGTTGCCGAGGTCTTCCTCGTAAGCCTGACGCGCCCGGTGCCACATCTGCCAATTGGCGTTCAGGCGCCCGTTCTCAGCCTCAATCGCACCCTGCAACTCGTTGAGTTGAGCCAGGCGCTGATGGAAGGTCTGAGTGCGGATGTAGCCGTTGAGCGCCTCCTCGAGCGTGACCTCGTGCGGCCGGCCGTCGACGACGACCGAGTACTTCTCGCCGTCGTCCTGGCGCGCGGGTGGCGCTTCGTCATCGTCGCCGACGACCTCGTTGCTGATGTGTTCCGGCTCGCGCTCGACCTCCTCAACCTCGTCGTCTTCCGGTTCGCGCGCCCGGCCGTCGGCGACCTCGCGCTCGCGCGCCCGCAACCGCTCATTGTCGCCGCCATCGCGGGTGTCGCCGGTTTCGGGATCGCCTTCGACCTCCCGAGCGCCGAACATCGGCTCCGGCGTCGATTTGGTGGCGACAAACTTGCCGCCCTGATCACGCGGCCGGCTTTGCGGCGCGACCTCGTTGGCGAAGGCGTTGGTCGCCTCGTCCAGCCCTTCAGGCATGGTTTCTCCTTGGCGCGAACTCGACGTCGCGCATTGTGCTCGCCAGCTTCTGTGGAATAGCCTCCAGCGCCTTCAGCCGCTCGACCAGCCCCAAGATCTGAGGCGGGTCGGTCGCGTTCATCAGTTCGCCGAACCATTGCTTGCGCAGCGTGGCGACTGCCTCGAGGAAGGCGCGGTCTTCGATCAGATCGCGTGCATCGCGTGCACGCGCTTTGACCTCCTCGAAGTTCGCTCGCTCGTTCATTTCTTCGGTTTCATCTTCGCCAACGTCTGCTGATTGCCCAACGTCGCCGCGGTGGTCAGCGCCTGGTGTTCGCGGTCGAGCGAAGACTGCTGCGCCTGGTGAGCTCGGTCAGCCTGGCTATCGAGCGCGCCGGCGACCAGTTTCGCCCCGGTCTGCCCCTCCTGCGAGCGGAGCCCGCTCATCGCCTGATGATGCTGGGCCGCCATCTGGGTCATCGCCTGGGTGTGCTGCGCCTGGATCTTAGCCATGTTCTGCTGATGGCCGGCCACCGTCTGGGTGAACTTCAACTGAGCGTCGTTGTTCGCCTGCTGAGCTTGCTGAGCCTGGGCGTCGGCATCGTTCTGCGCTTGGGCGGCATCGATCTGGCCTTGCTGATCCTGCTGGTCGCGATCCTGCTGGTCGGAAGCCAATTTGCTGGCCAACGTGGCAAGTTGAGCGTGATGGTCGAGCCCGGCTTTCTGCGCCTCGATGTCCATCTTCTGAATGTCGAGTTGAGTTTTGGCGTTCAACTGCTGATGCTTGAACTGGGTTTCGGACAAGAGCCTCGATTGGTCGAGTTGCTGCTGCGCCAACGCCTTGGCGCTGTCCGAACGAACCTTCTCCATCTGCGCCTGGGCGGCGACCGCCATCGGATCGGGCGGCTTGGGCGCTGATTGCATCTGCTGCAATTGCTGCGGGCTCGGCGTCTTGAAGTACCTCGAAACATTTTTAACGTTCGCCAGCGCCAGCATATCGGTCTGGGTGTTGAGCATCTCGGTGACGCCGCAGATCGGGTTGTTCAACCCCATCTGCGCCACCAGCATCTGCTGTTTTTGGTCGATCTGGTTGAGGGCGATCATCCGCACCATGTCGGAGCCCTTGCCCAAGTTGGCGTTGACCTCGACCGCCATCGAGGCGTCGAACGTGCCGGTGTCGTAGGGAATGAACTTGCCGCGGATCTTCAACGTCCGCTTCTGGTTCGGGTTCTCGCAGATCTCGTTGTACAGCCCGACAAACAGGTCTTTGAACCCTGTCTCGCACAACACGCGCGCGACCAGTTCGGTGCGCTCTTGAGCTCCGTTGATGACCGCCTCGACACCGATCTGTGTGCTCGACTGCAGCGCCTTGGGATCGAGGCCCTTCGCAGCATCCGATAGACCCGTACGTCGCTGCAGGACGTCGTTCAGCATATCGACGACCGGCATCGCCTGCTGGCCGAGGAACGGGACATTGGCGTACATCACCGAGGAACTCGGATCACCGCGGGTACGGATGACAGCGCCGAGGTCGTCGTTGAGCGCATCATCGACCGTCACCATTAATTCGTTGATGACTGTTTTTGGATTGATGCTCTCGGCGGCGCTGTCGAGGATCGCCCGCATCATATTGGTTTTGATTCTCTGAATGTCTTCGGTGTAGTCCGCCAGGCTGTCGCCAACGATGGTGTGGCTGATCGGGTCGCAGGAGAACAGCGCAAACTTGACCCGGTTGGCTTCCTCGTCGGCGACGATCTCGTGCTCTTGGCCGAAGGTGCAGATGTAGCGAAGCTCCGGGATGCCGTCGCCATCCTTGTCGATCTTCACATACCACTCGCCGTAGAGCACCCCGTCGCCCATGCGGGTGCCCATGAAGCGGGCCGGATTGCGCAATTGCGGCTCGGTGGTGAAAGTGGATTCCGACGTCTGGATGTGGTCCAGGCAAAGCTCGCGGTCGTAGCCCATCGCCACAAGCTGATCGACGGCGACAATGCGCTGATGGCCGGTGATCCGGCTGTCCTTGAACGTCCTCGCGTAGCGGTCGAGCCGCATCTCCTCCGGCGGCACGCCGGCGACCTTGATCAGAGGCTTCGACACCTCGAACTCGATCACCGCATGATCGTAGACCGCGGGCGGCGGCGGCGGCGGGCCGGGTGGTGGCATCTGAGGCGGCGGCGCTCCGGCCATCGGACCAGGCGGCGGCCCACCGGGCGGTGGGCCCGGCGGGCCAGAAGGAGGAGGTCCGCCGGCTGCTAACGGACCCGGCGGTGGTCCGCTCGCAGCGGGTGAGCCCGGCGAAGGTCCACCGGGCGGGGGTATTGAAGAGGGTAGCCCGCCCGAAGGAGGTAGAGGCGGGACTCCCGATGGAGGTAGAGGCTGCGGAATCGGCTTGCCGAGGCTGACCAGTTTGGCGCTGTCGTCCTCCGACAAGAGCAGCTTGATCTGGTCGACCCCGATGTTGAGAAACCGCTTACGCTTCTTCTCCTTGAAATCCTCGGTCCACCACTTGAGGAACCCGGTCTTGACGGTCAAAGCATCCTTGATCGCGCCGTAAAGATTGAGGAATCCAGGATTATCGTTCCAAAACACGTAGTTGACATAATCGGTCGCCTGCTCGGCCGGGTCGACTTCCTCCTCGTTGCGCGCCACCAAAAAGACCGGGGCCTCCGAGGCGCCGAACAGCCGCACCAGGCTCGGCAGCATCATCATGATCGCGTCGCGCACGTCGGTCGAGACGAAGGTCGAGCGATTCGGTTGGTTGGTATTGTCCTTGTTCAGGATCTCGCCAAGAGTGGCGTTGGGATCTTCGCCGATGTAAGGCGAGCCTGGATTGTAAGGGCCAATCCACGGCTCCATTCCATAGTAATAAAGTTGCGCGTTGTTGCGATCTACTTGTAAAAAAGCGTTTTCGTAATCTCTGGAGTCCGACATCAGAGATTGAAGGTAATTCTCGTAGCTGTTGGGATCAGATGGGTCGTAAGCTGCAGAGGATGCTGGGTTCGGATCTTTAAAATGTGCGAATATACGTTCCATGGTCATAGCTTATGACCCCATCTCACAGCGTTGGACTTACGAGATCTTTCCCGCTTCACTTCAATCGGAATGTTTACCGCCCCACGACGAACTCTGTCCGATCTAAGCTCGGCTGGAACATCCATGTGATTTTCGTGCGCGGTCGCCCAACGAAGATGCGCGCCGTTCACGCACAGGCCGCCAATGCAGCCGTTCGGCGTATTATGCGCGGCATGGTGTTTTGGAGTAGGAGGAGGCCCGTTCGTCTCTTCACAGACAATTCGCGGAACGCGAACGATTTTCCGCTTTACGCCGACGCAGCCCTGCAATGATTTTGGATTGCCGCCAAGAGCCGCGGTCCAGATAAAGCAGCCTGTATTCGGCTCGGGCATCCACTTATCGGAGTGGACGTCTAGAATGCCCATCGCGCGCCCCAGTTCACCCTACCGGGGGTTGTAACCTATCGTTGCCGCTTAGGATAGACGCTCTCCAACCACCATTGCGGGCGCTCCCAATAGCGGCCGCGGCCGATGGTCCGCTGCCACAGCCACATCGGCGAGGCGACCGGACCGATGAAGTCCGGACCGCCGGCGAGTTCGCGCCAGTGGGCGAAGATCTCCTCGTCGGTCTTAGGTTTGCGGGCGGTTGGGCGCCGGTTTGCCGATGTGCTCAAAGTACTCTTCCGCCCGCTCGCACATGCGGCGGATGCCGAGCCAGCGTTTGTCCTCTTCGGGATACTGGACCGCGATGGCCTTCAGTTCGCGGATCAGCGATTCCGGCTCGTTCAACGACACCAGCAGATCTAGATTTCCGGCGGCTTGGGACTGGCCTCGAAATGGCGGCAGGCCGTCGCGCCGTGCCGCACCGGCGGCGGATCCTTCAGCGACAGCGCCTTCAGGCAGCGGGCTGGCTTCAGGAGCCCGATCCTCGTCCGTTCCCCCCGTTGGTTCGCCCAATGTTCGCACTCCCGGCAAGTGTGGCTGGTGTCGGAGGCAAAATGCGCCTGCCCGGGCTCGGTTGCAAGGTGATTGAAGTTCGGCTCAGTGAGGTGCTTGGACCCGACCATCAGCGGAGCTCGTCGATCCTCGCCATCAGTTCGTCCTGGCCGAGCGCCAGCCAGGCCGGATCGTTGAACGCATGCACGGCGAACGCCGCCTTGGCGTGATCGAGGTCGCGCTCCTCCTCCTTGCACGTCGGCCACAGGATATCGAGGTCGTAGCGCCGCATTCGCGCGTACCACCAGCGCATGATGATCGCTACGATTGCCATGCGTGACAGCGTCCACAATAGCGTTCGCGGATGTCATGGTCGTTGTAGCTGACCGCACCACAAGTTGGGCACTTGAAAGACCGCGGCCCATGGCTGGCGCCAATACAATCGGGGCACAACTCCACCAGATCGACCATCACATGCCTATCGTGCATCATGCCGTCGACCCAGCCGACGTGCTTAAATCCGCCTTCGCAGTCTTCGCAGATCATGCGTGGCCCTTTTGTTCGGGCTGACCTTCGAAGCGTTTGATCTGCTCCTTCATCAGGGTGACGACGTCTTCCCGATTCGCGCCGTTGGAGATGTAGTTGCAGCGGCCTTCCTTCTCGCCATACGGGAACACCAGCAGCACGAAGCCGGTTTCGCGCGCCCTGCCTCTGGCGTCGCCGTTGAACATCTCGTCGAGCGTCCGCGCGACGGCTTTCATGGTCGCTTCATATTGGCCTTCGATGGGCGCGTCGCCGAGTTCGTTCATACCAATCCCCTGATCCGCCGTCGCAGGCGCTGGCCGCCGTAGCGGATGCTGGAGATCATTGGAATCCCCACAGCGCCGGTCCTGAACGCGTCGGCGGCGTCCTCGGCCTCGTCGGGGATCGCCGCGCCGTTCTTTCCTCGCCGATAGGATCGTAGTCTCGCCAGGCCCTTGCGGCAAGCCGTCTCGTCGAACCAGGAGGCGCCGAGGACCGCGCGGCCGACGGTGATGCCGTCCTCGGTGTTGTGCTGCGGCACGGTGATCACCGGCTCGGCCAAGAGGGAGGCGAGCTCGTGGCGCCGGCTCTGGCCGCTGGTCAGCTCGCGCACCTCGACGTCATGCGGCAGGAGATGGGCGCGGTACTGGAAATTCCCGACCTTGGCCTTCAGGGCGAGCAGATCGGTGTAATGACTGAGGCTCTTGCCGGTCCCTTCGATGTAATCGATCCAGTGCACTTCGCGGCCGGCCAGTTGGAACAGCCAGACCACTTGCAAATGCCGGATGCCCAAGTCCCAAGAGGTGAGGACCGAGGTGTTGAGGTCGGGCGGCACGCGGGTGACCCGGTTCTGCAACTGCAGCAGGTTGAGGGCCTCGGCGTAATAAGCGCCCTCGACCGGGGCGGCGAACGAGTTCA